TTTTGAATTTGTTCATAAGCCCAATTCAACTAAGAAAATTAAGCAACATCAAATGTAAAGACATCAATTGGACCTGATGACTCACCGCTGACAGAATATGTGCCTTCAGCGTCATAGTCACCGCTTACAGACAACTCAGTGATTTTGAATCTTCCTGCATAAACACGGCCAGTCTTGGCATCAACCAAAGCTTGATTGACCAAACGATTGGCTAAGAAGTCTGCAAAAAATTCTTGGAACACCAGTTCGTTTGTCCAAACTCCCGATCCAGAAAAAGAAGCAGATCTGACACCCGCACCATCAAGCATGGTTGACCACTCATCGGAATCCACGTTTGTAATGTCAACTGCCTCAGAGGCAAGCCCAAATTCTTTTGATCTGAGTCCACCAAGATTTCTATAAACCAAAATTTCAAGGTTTGTTTCTGCTGCGTCAAAGACAACTGCAGGTCCGTTGATCACAGCCCTGATTGTAATTGTGTTTGCATTTGTTACATCTCGAACCAAGTAATAATCATCAGTGTTGACGGCTGTCAAAGCTCCAACAGTTACAAACTTGATCAGATCCCCAACTTTTGCACCATGGGCCGTCAATGTGAGTGCGCTGGAGTTGTTTGTTGTCGCCCCTGTTTCAAAGCATTTTGCTTTTTTTAACAGCAGGTCTTTTCCACCAACTTCGTTTTGAATTGTGTTACAAAGTGCCATCTTATGCTTCTCCTATCATCAATTTAAATCTCTGCACTCCGTGCATTGTGACATTGTCGATGTCAACAAATGCTTCAACTTGAATTTGTCGTAAGCTGATAATGTTCCAACCCTCAATACAGATTGTAACGTCGTGAAGCAGCCGATCAATCTCTTTTTGAATTAGCTGGACTCTCTTTCTGCCCCAATTTTCTGACTGATCCCAGACGTCGATTTGAATTTGCGTTTCAAATCCACGATGAGTGTGACTTGACCGATCAACAAGCTGGCCTGGATTGATCGTTACATAAGGAAATTCTTGATTCTGGGGGACCGCAGCACTGTCAAAGACACCAGTAATCAACGGCTGCAATTGGGTATCATTTGCAAGCGTTTCATAAATTGCTTTTTGAACTTCAATTGGTGCCCAGGTCATTTGTTACCCTTTTTGATTGGGTCCAAAATTTCATCTTTTCTGTTCATGACATTGAGATAAGCTGGATAAAGCCAAGGTCGAGGTGCCATTTCTGCGGTGCCAAATTCCAAAAACTTTCCATACTCCAAATTGGTGCCAACATAAACTGCGTTGTCTTTTGCACTGGGTTTTGTTGGCTCCACCAATATCGACTTGTTGAGGCGGCCAGTATCCAAGTTGGGCGGATCACCCGGGTTTGACACATTTACAACCCTTGATCTTCCACCAGAACTTCTCAGAGTCGGCGTCCCATCTGTATTGTCTGCAATCAAAAGCCTTGCCTCTTTTTGAATTTCAAACGCCAAAGCCCACGCCATTTGTGAAGCTTTCAATTTTTGCGCTTCAATAATTTTTTTTGCATCTTTGAGAAAGCTGGGGACAACTTTTTGTTTGAGTTTGAACTTCACGAAGCTACCCCCTCTTCAACCTTGAGCCTGATCCAAAATTTTCGCTCATCAACATTTTCAATTGATTTGATCTGAAAGTAGCGACCTTCATACTCAATTCTGTCCATGGCCTTTTGAATTTCGAAGTCCAAAGTATTGCGAATTGTAATTTTGAAGTGCTTTGTGTCTCTGAGTTTTTCTGCAAATTGCGACTCATCTCCGAGACTTGATTCAATTTTTGCCCAACAAGTTTGAAGATCATTCCAAGTAATAAGAGCACCGCCTTGACCATCGCTTGCACGCGAAAGCCTTTGAAATTTGATGCGATGCCGCAACTCACCAATCTTAATATCCACTCAACCCAATCCTTTCAAACTTGTATGGTGCAATTAAGAGTCCCACTTCAAGTGGCAGCTTGACTTGCTTTTCATCACCGCGGTGTTCGTAATAGTATGCAGCAAGAGACAAGACTGCTTGCTTGATTCCAGATGGCAATTGATCAGGTGTTGTTGCCATACCTGCTTTGAATTTTATTTCAATACCGTTTGTTTTTCGCAAGATTGTAGTTGGCCAAACGCCCCCCATCGGCAAAGAAATTCTGCCCCAAGGTCCAGTGTTATCGACGATGTAAGACGTGGGCGGAAACAAAACTGGCACTCCACTGTCGCTGTAGGTGTTGAATTCTATTACTTCAATGACTGGACCAATCAAAAGCTGAATTGACGAGGCTTCGCCATAAAGTTCAGAAACTGGCAGTTCTCTTACACCGTCCCACCAAATATCTCGAGCAGACCGTGGCCAAAAGTCCAAGTATTGGACCCAATCTTGGGCTAAGAATTTTTGATTACAATGTTGCTCAAGCCTTTCCGTGCACGCCTCAATGATTCGAGTCAGCAGATTGTCTTCTGCGGTGCCGTCGATCCTTAGGTGATCTTTTATCTCCTCGAGGCTTACAACTTTCTGTGTCGGCTTTTGCAATTGTTTTAGTCTCATCCCTGACCCCAGCTTCCCAACCTAGCCCACTTGCGACGATTGTATCTGCTTCTTCTGAATCGATCAAATATATCACGCCAGGCTGATACATAATCGGCCCAAGGTCTTTGTTTTCACCGTAAACTCGTCTCAAAAAATACACCGCTTTCTTCTTCACGCTCTGCCTTTCTTGCTTCAATCTCAAACGGGATCCAAAAATAAGCTGAAAAATGACTCATGCCTTTGAGCCTATTCAAAAAATAATCAAGCAAATACATGACGTAAAACCCAATCACCCAATGCTTGAGGCATTGCTCCCAGTGCTTTATCTCATGACGAAAAAGCCTTGGGGTGATTTGATTGTCTTTGCAAAAAATAAATGGGAATAGCAAAATGGCGTCAACTTTGAGCCAACGGCAGAGGCTTGAGTTGAAAACAAATCTTGGCTTCACTTTTTGCCTCAAAAAAAAGCCTCGAGGATTGCTCCCCGAGGCCAAACCAACAACTTAGCGGGATCTGCTAAAGCTGTGCTCCATTATAACGGCGGCATCTTCTCTGGATCAAGAGAAATTGCAATCGCACTTGCTGGAACTGACACGGTGCCGCTTACATCGAGCACTAAGCGGACATATCGCTTCCCCCCTCTATACTCAACCAAGTGAGTCTTTGAAGCATCATCGGCAGCAACAAGTGATTTCACAATTGGAGCTGTTGTGTCTGCATAAATGTGCTCTTGCGCAACATCAACCCAGCTTGTGCCATTGTCTGAGTGTTGAAGTTTGAGGTCAATTCTGTTGGTGTTTGTAAATGTAAATGCGCCTACTGCGACAAGAAAGCCAAGGCTGCTCAAGTCTTGGGTATCAACTGACGCAGAGTTTACGTCAGCAGTCACTGTCTGAGGTGCAACAACCAATTTGTGATAGGTTTTGAATTTAATGTCTTTCCACATAATTTACTCCTTATGATGCGGCCACTTTTAGCAACTTGATGGCTTCGAAATTTTTCACACCGCCACCAGTGCGCTTGGTTGTGTAAAACTTCACAAAAGGCTTTGCTGTGAAAGGATCTCGAAGAACTCGAATCCCAATTCGATCGACAATTTGATACGCCTGCTGCAAATCACCAAAGGCGACAACAAGGTTGTTTGCTGCAACTACTGGCATATCTTGAAACTCGACGATTTCATAGCCCAAAATTGATCCAGCTGTTTGCCCGTCAAGTCCTGGCGCCCAAAGGTATCTTTGATCTTGATCTTTCAAAAGCCTTGCTGCTTTGATGGCGTCACGAGACATGAAAAATCTGGCATTCGGCTTGTACGCAGTTTTCAAAGCGTAAACCAAATTGATCAAACCGTCTCCAGTAATGTTGTTTGCAGCTAATGACGGTATTTGCTCAATCTGCCCAAATCCAGTGCCCGCTGAATATGAAAGAAAACCTTTTGGTTTCTTCACACCATCACCAGCAACAAACGCTGCGTTTTCAAGACGAGCAAATCGGTCGGCCACCTTTTCAGCAAGCCACGCTTCCATGTTCAAGGCTGCGTCATCCAAAAGTCTTTGAGTGGCTTTTGGCTCAGCGTACAACTCATGAACTGGAATTTGAATTTGATTCAATTTTGGAGTGTCAGTTTCAGTGCGCGCTTCAACTTCACCAACCCAACCAGCTCCGGCCTCATCCAAGTCTTGAAGGATGTCCAAAGCATGAGTGCTGATGGTTTGAACTGATGCGTATTGCCGCACGGGAGAAGTTTCATAAATCTTTGTGACAATTTCGTCTGAAAGCTGAGGCGTGACCAGCAGTCCACCATCTTCTTGAGAATCAGAAGAGAGAGCTTTGAGTTCCATTTCATGATGGCCCTTTCGCAGATAGGCATCCATCATTTTTGAAGCTTTGATTTCATGCTCACTTTTGCCCTCTTTTGTTTCAGTCCTTTGAGTTCGGGACATGGCAGTTTTGAGTTGAGCAATCTCTTCTGATTTTTTTTGCACTTCTTCATTCAACTTTGCCACTTTTTCTTCCAAGTCAGCAGGGGCAAAACCCTTTGTTTCAATTGACTTCAAGCGAGCGTCATTTGCTGATTTAAATTCAGCAAAAGCTGCCTGCAAGTCAGCAACAACTTTTGAAATTTCCATTTTTGTTTCTCCTTTTCTTTCAAAACTTTTTATCTTCTGATCGTTTCGATTAAATTTTTGAGTGATTGAGCAAGGCTCGGATCAATCTCATCTTGAGCGGCTTCATC